ACGCTCGTGATCGCGCCGGCGATATCCCTGGACAGATCCAGGCAGGCCTCCGCCCAGGCGTTAGATACCGCTTTCGCTCCCTTGGCCTGCTCGAGGACGAGCTTGTTCGAGTAATCGGCAAACATCCGCACGACCTCGGCGGCGTCCTCGAAGCCCGTTTTCAGCTCCTCCGTGCATTCGGTCATACGCGGAAGTTTGTCCTCGGAATGATCGAGCTCGAGCTTTCCCAGGCGCTCGAGCTGCTCCGCCATAGTCTTCTGCTGCGCGATGAGTTCGTTTCCGGGCTTCAGGAGTTTTTCCGTCGCCTCTTTCGCCCGATTTTTCGCGTCAGCCAGAGCTCGAATTTTCGTCGCCGAATATTCCACCGGCTTGATTGTCCCGGTGATCTGGGTCCGAAGATCTTTGATCTTTTTTCCGAGGGCTTCGATTTGCCCCGGCGTGGCCTCGGCCGACCCCCTCAGTTTCCGGAGCGCCTCCTCGGCATCACCCAACTCTTTGGTCAAGGTCGCTTTCGTCTTGAGCCCGAATTTCTCGAAGATCCAGGTCAGGTCTTCCGTGGCTTTGCCGGCGCCCTTGGTTATGCCGATGAACTCGGCGGCCGTGTAGATCCAGTTGACGATAGTGTCGCGGTTCTTGTTCAGAAGGTCATCGGTCGCCTTGGTCTTAGCCTTGAACTCCTCCCACGCCGCGCTGCCCTTTTGCAACGCCCGCCACATCTCTTCCTGCGACGGCCTGAGGACGTTCAGAGTGCCAGAGAAATCCTTGATTTCGGCAATGCATTCCCGGGCTCGATCCTTAAACGCGGCCGTCTGGCCGGTCAGGAGCTCGAGGAGGGACGTCGCCCCCTTCATTGCCCCCTGTAATATGCCTGTTCCGAGGATCGCCTCCCCGAACGTCTGCTTGATATTCTTCCACTCGATATCGAGCTTTTTTGTTTGCCCGATAAACGTCTCGGTGCCAGCTACTGCCTGCTGATAGGCTGTCTCCAGCTCTCTCAGCAGGATCGCATGTTTTTCTTCTTCGGTTTTCGCGTTCTTGATCGCGGGGATCAGCTGGCCGAGGGCGCGATAATTCCCGGCCATGCCACGAGCGACGGCTTCCGCCGCTGTCTGCAGGTCCATGTCGAATACATAGGCCAAGCCGAGGGCTCCGCGGGTTGCCGCCTTCAGCCCCTGTTCATCAAGGTCTGTCATCCTCATGAGCAGGGCCTGGACACGCAGAATCTCGTCATCCTCGGCCAGGCCGAGGGCTTCAAGCTGGTCCGCGTACGCCTCGAGTCGGACCGGCATCCCGGAGATAGCCCGACCCGAGAGCTCGAATGCGACGTTCAGGTTTCGCTGCGCCTGTTCATATTTTGCGGCCTCACCGATAGAGTCCCGCATGAAATCGACGACGGCCCGGCCCGCCCGCTGAAACAACCCGGCCGCGATCACGCCGGCGGCGATCTGGGCCACCAGGGACTGTTGCCCCTTCTCCGCAGAGTCTGTTTCTTTGGTTAGGCCCGCGAGTTCGCCCTTAAGATCCCGGGTGGTATCCTGGAGTTCTCTCTCCTGTTCGCTTGTCCGCTGTCCCTGTTCCCGGAACGCCTGCAGGGAAGATTCGGCGGGGCGAAGCTTGGCCTCTAGCTCGGATTTCAGGGACACGCCCAAGGCCTTCGCCTGATCGGCCATGTCCTTAATGGCGACGCCGGCCTTGTCGACCTCCGAACCGAGAGTGTTGGCCCGGGCCTGGGTAGCAGCCAGGCCCTTCTCGACGTCTTGAAGGGCCTGGTCCGAGCCGTGCTTCTGAACAAAAATATCAATGTTTGCGGTTGACATCTCTCTTTGCCTCGGCCTTGCGTCTCGCGACCCTCACGAGCGCCGAATAGATCAAGCTCGCCTTCCGAACAAAGAGCTCTTTTTCGCCGATGGGAAACGCGATCTCATCGACCAGCCCAGAAATCAGCCCCGCCTCGAGTGTGAACGCCGTGACGTGCTCTAGGGTCCATTCCCACGCCGCCACATCGTGTTCTCCCAGGGGCGGAGGGTTTTGGCATAGGGCTTCCCCTTCGCCTATCTCCGTCCAGTCCGTGGACCCGTTGTAGTCCTCGTACCAGAGGAGATAGGCTCTCAGTTTTTTAAGTAGTTCTCCGGGTTGTTCGCGAAATCGATGATCCCGCCAAACAGCCATCGCGGAGATTTTTTCTTTTTGTCCTTGACCGGCTTATCGCCGCCAAGTTCGATTGACTCATCTCCGTCTTCATCCGGCTTGTCTTCAGCGCCCGCCGCCTCGAGGTCGAGATCCTCCCACAACAGCGCATTCAGGAATTGGCTCTTATTGTCGTCGTTGCACGCGATCGGCACCTCGCTGCCTGGAAGGCAGAGGTCCCAGTCCTCCACGAGCTGAGCCGCCAGAGCCGCCTGGCGGTCGAACATCTCGTAGAGCGTTTCGTCGGACAAGAGCACGCTGCGGCCGTTTGCCTTCCCATAAACGATTTGTGCGAGGTCCCGTTTGTAGACGGGCTTGATTTTCAACTTGATGACCGGAGGGGAGAGCAGCTTTGTCCGGAGATGGAACTCCGTCCATGTTGCCGCGCTCGGGAATCGTAATTTGGACATACATATCTCCTTCCGCGCCCCGCCCAGGGGCGCTCGTCATGGCCGCTTACGCCAGGTAATCCGTCGCCCGCGTGTTCACCAATTCAAGGTAAGGGCGACAATCGTCCATGCCCGTCGGGTTGGTGCCCGCCGCCTCAATTGCCAGGTCGAGCGTCACCGGAATCGTGTCGTCCAGGGGTGCGCTGTAATTGATGATCCTCGCCTGGGGGAAGACGAATCTGAGCTCGAAATGATAGGTGGTTTCGATAACCGCTCCGAGGAAAGAAATGCTCAGTTTTTGAAGCGTTTCGCCCGTGAACTTTGAAAAAAACGCTTGGTTCGTAGCGTTGGCCCGGGCAAATTCAAGCTTCAGTGTTCCCGTGGGATGGGGCCCGTCCAGGGGCTCGATGATTGTCGGGGATCCCCCGACGATCTTTGCGTCCGAAGACCGCTCGAGGTCGCCGGAGATGTTCGCCAGCTCGAGCGCCGTCTCCGTGGCCAGATCTCCCCCCGCCTGATCATTCATTTTCACCGAGATCTGCTTGAAGGAAATCCGATTCTTCCGGTCCGCGTAGGTCAGCGCATCGACCTGGGTAGCCTGGTTGACGAGGCTGTTGTCGATGAGGTTATTCCCGCGGAGGCCGATGCTGCCCTTGAGCAGCCCTTCCTCGACGCTGAAGCTGAACTTGTACGGTTTGGCGGACGGAACTTCCAAGATCTTTCCCGGCCGTTCGACGACGAAGGTTGAAAAATGACCCGAGTTCGAGTCCGCCCACTTGATGGTGTGCTTATAGGCCGACGTGGTGCCCTGCTGCTTCGGCGTGCCAGCCGTGCCGAACAGCTGGGCCAACAAGGTGCCGATCGCGCCGGGGTTATAGCGCATGGTGAAGGACGGCGAAAAATCGACCGGCTCCACCGCCCCCAGATCTCCGGTCTCGACGAACGGGGTGTCGAGCTCTTTGGCCGGGAGGTAGGGCTGTTTACGCTCGGGCCCTCCGTCGCTCTCGAGGAGCAGGCCGTCGCTCGCTCCGACTGCGACGGCGGTTCCCCACGTCGCTCCCTTCTTGGCTCCCGCGGCCATCAGCCGCTTCAGGGGAATGTTCGGCGTCGTCATAATTTACCTCCGTTTTCGCGGGGCATTTTCCTGGCCGCCGCGTTCGCTTCTGTCCGGGGAGCGTCCTCATCCAGGAACTGGGCCGCTCCCGTCCTGACCCATTCCTCCACTACCGCCGGCGGAAAATCCGCGACGCTGTACACCTCCCCTGTTCTCAGGGAGGGCCCTCTCCGCGGAATTCCATTCAACCCCAGCCATTTGAATTTCTTTTTCACTTCGACCTCCTAAAAGTCCCGCAGGTAATTCGCACTGAATACCAGTCGGGAAACTAAATACTCGCCCTTGAACCGGTGAACCGTCGCCTCTCCCTCCAGCCTGAGCAGGGGGTCGCATGACAACCCGCTGATAGAAGACGCGCTGATGAGATCCGCCTCGATCGTCTCTCTGTCGCTGAGCGCCGATTTCCACGCCGCCCGCGGATTCCTGAGCGTCTTGTAGGCGATGTAGATATCGATGGCCTCAATAGGATTCCCGACGCCGCCGAGGTGGTAATCGTTCCTCATGAGCCGGGTCTCGATGCGGAAAGCTTTGTCGATGATCGAGGAGGGGACCGCATCAAAGCTGAAGGCCTCATCTGTCGGCGTGTATCCGAGCGCCACTAGCCGCGCTTCGATGGCCCCGATGATGTCCCCGATTGCGCTCATTGCCGTTTCCGCCATTTCTCCCAGGCCCTCGCAAGATCCGGGACGGCTTTCACTAGAAACGGCCCTGTCCGGCCGCAAATGTCCGAAAACTCTTCATGGGGCAGTATCAGGACTATGGAATTCAGGTCTCCTCCGAAATCGTCTTCCGGCGAGTATCTCGTGCGGATCCGTGCCGCGCATAGCTCGAACGCCTCGTGCAGCAGGACCGAGACGACCTTGCCCCAGTCGTCGTATTCGGCGCCAACCTTGATTCGGGCGATCTGGCCGGTCTCCGGGATGAGATAGAATTCCCCTCCCGTGCCTTCACGGAGAACAACCTGGACCGACTCAGCCCCGAGCTCATAGACGCCGACAATCTGCTGCCGCATGTTTACCGGAGGAAGGTCGGCTGTGAGAACGCGACCTTCTTTTCCTCGTCATCGATCGTTCCGCTTTCGTCCTCGTCGTATTTCACGATCAGGCTGGCCAGGGCGTCTTTGTACTTGGCCTCGTGCTTCTGGTATCGAGACCACCAGATGTCATCCGGCGCTTTGGCAAAATCGAAACAGACCAGCTCGAACGTCTTGACGATGACGAGCTCTCTGACTTGGGCGCCGTCGATTAGCATCGTCGGCCGTCGGCCTTTGTTCTTGATGTCCCGCTTGACCAGGCGGAAGGCCTCCTGGATCTGGACGTCGAAATTGCTCTGCGTGGACCAGATCTCCGAGGCCAGCAGCGGGGCATAGGCTTTCAGGTCCGTGTCGACGACGTTCGGCCGGAGGGCGTTGAGAACGACGTCGAAAAAGAAAACCGCTTTGCACGGGCCGCCGGCCAGCACATAGGTGACCTCGAGGATAGCGTTCTCCTGAAGATCCTCGGTATGAGTCGAAGCCAGGGTGTAGGACATCGTCCCGCTGCCGGCGGCGATCGCCATGTCTTCGTCGGTCACGACCTCGGACCCGCTCGAGTCTTTAACCGTGAGTTTGGCCGAGGAGGGGACCGCCTGGGTCCCCCCCTCGTACACTTTGATTTCGATGGGAAACGCCGATCCCTTGACGGCCTGATCGTCGGTGAGGATCTCGGTCCTGGCCATCGAGATTATTTCCCGCCGGAGAGCCGACTACGGGTCCGCTGGTCGTGTTCGCGGTCCTTACGGCTGGCGAATGACCGCGGGAGCTCCGGCTGGTTGTCTTTGGCTTTGACCTCGGGGGCGGGCTCCGCGGCCGGCGCCTGGGGCGCCGGCCCTTCGATGGTGCAACCCATCGCCTGGAGCTTCCGGACGGCCTCGGGATCCGTGGTCGATCCCATCCCGCCATAAAAATCAACGCCCCCCAAAAATCCCCTGTATCCGGGATCCGGGTGTCTCAGAATGACGACGTTTCGCATTTTTGACGCTTCCTTTCCCGCCCGAATTAAATCTCGGGCGTGGTGACGAGGACCTCGTACGTGATCGAGTCCGCGTCGGCGTGGGTGGATTTGTACCGGACGTATTTCTTCGCCGCCCGGAACGGCTGCTCGAAAATCCCGGCCGCGGTGATGGCCGGGAAGGTGGCAACCGTCGCATACGTGGAATCGTCGTCGCTCTCCTGGATCTCCACGACGATGCTCGGCGTGGCGGCGACGGCGGTCACCCGGACCACCGCCTTGACCAGGCTCGTCGGCCCGATCGCCTTGCCGACGCCCTCGATGGACGCCGTCCCAGCGGCTAGGGCCCTGAGGATGAGCTCCTCGTCCTTGATGATGGTGCTTTGTTCGTGGCTCATGATGTGTCCTTTCCCGGGATTAAACGATCCCGGCCGTTTTCTTCACGCCCACGAGCCGGGCCGCGCAGCGGGGGTGGAACATGGCCATGCCGATCAGCCATTCCAGCCGGTAACGGTAGACGGGCTTGGAGTCGATTTCGCCCAGGTCGACGCCCTCGGGGGCGCCGTTCTGTAGACCGCACACGGCCGAGTCGATCCCGAACTTGAACGCATAGGCCGAAGCGCAGATGCCCGAGTCGGTTCCGCAGGTCTCGTCGAAGTCGAGGATGACGTTGCCATTGTTGTCTTTGTCCACGATGCCGATGGGGATCCCGTTGAACAGGCGCACCCGGTCGCCCCATTGGCTGCGGTCGACGGTGATGATGTTGGAGCCCTCGTAGAGGTTGTCCACCTGGCGATCGAACGCCTTTCCCCAGACGAGCAGGTCCGGCTTCTCGTCCAGAGCATCGATCAGCTGCAGGAGGTGGTTTTTCTTGAGGGTCGCGCCGGCGGTTCCGGACCCGTCGGCGTAGATGACCTGGTTTCCGGTTAGCCGCTTGTTGATCCCGTCGAACCCCTCGGGGTCGGCCGCTTCGTCGCCGTCGAAAAACTCCTTGGTGAAACGAAGCGCCTGGGTCTTGGCCTGCATCCGGATGTCGGCCGTCCGGCGGCCGGGGCCGTACATTTTGACTAAGGCCTTGTCCGTGTCCATGTCACCACCCATGATTTTGATTTTCTCGGTCTTGGGCAGGAGGACGCCGACGCTCTCGGAGTAGGCCTTGTTATCCCGCGGAATCCGATCCCGGGGAGGGTGTGCTCCTGGTTGTAAGCCAGGGCGTTTCCGACGATGTCCTTGAAGGGAAGGGCATCCATGATGACGGATGTCCGTGCGAAGATTTCAATGATTCCACTCAGGATGGGGTCCTGGGTACCCTTGGCGTATTCGATCAGAGTATGGGGCACGTTGCCTTTCCTTTCGGGATTCGAGTGTTATTTCTTCCTCATGGAAGCTTCGAATCCCCTTGTGATGCGGGCTTCGGGACTCTCGCTCTCCAGGTTGGGGTTGAAGAGCTTGTCCTTGAGTTTCGGAGGAGGGGCTCCAGGCGGAGGCATAGGCGTTCTGTCGTCGGCGGCCGTGAACAGATAGGGCTTGCTCTTCTTGAGCGCCTCGATCGCCTCGGCCGCGCCGGTCACGACGAAGTTCTCGTCGGCCTTGACCGCGCTGCGGTCGGCCAGGGCGACGTCGTCACTGTTGATGATTCCGGCCTTGAGGGCCTCGGTCTTCAACTCGTTGACGATGGCCCGTTCGGAGAACCGCTTTGCCAGCTCTACCTTTTCGCCCTTCTCCTTCTCCGCGAGGTCCTTGAATTTGCCCTGGTCCTCGAGAGCTTTTTTCTCGTCGTCCTGTCGCTTCTTTTCCAGGGCTTCGAGCTTCTCGCGGTAGGTTTTCGCCTCCGCGTTCGCGGACCGCTTTGTTTTAAGCAATTCCGCGATCGCGTCTGGATCTTTCATCAGCTCGGCGATTTTGGGATCGATTCCGTAGCCCTGCTTGGGCTCGGTGGTCCCGGCGGTCGGTGATCCCGTCTTGGGATCGGGTTCGTTCGGCATCATGCCCTCCGTAGATTCCCGGGGGCAGCTGTGAGACAATAAAAAAGGCCCGTTAACGATCGGTCGCCTCGCTCGCTCACTACTGCCTCCGGTCGGGGCTGGGGGGCCGCTGCAACGGCCCCTCTTTCCCGTTTATCTGATCCGCTGTCTAGCGGTTATCAGTCGATCCTTGGGTCTCCCCTCAGAGGAGATCCGCGAACAATTTCCAAGATCCTGTCGTCATAGTGTCGCTTGACCGCCAGCTGGAGCTGCGCATCTGTGATGCCCATGAACTCCCGCTTTGGGATGCCAGCATGCTTTTCGGTTTTGCTCGTTCCTTCGTTTTGATAGGCGGCCAAAACTTCGGCGCTGATCTTCCCGCCTGGCTCGGCATTAGGCTCGACGTAGACCCGGCCATGATTCGGAGAGACGACATTCGTTTTGATCGCGTCGAGCATCGTCCCAGATACCCGCAGGTCCGGTTTCATGGTGCCTTTCTTTTTTGCGTAGGACTCCGAATACGGATTGAAATTATGGCTCTTGTAGTCCTTGCCGGCCGCCGTCCGCTCCAGGATTCGGGCATGGACGTCCGACAAGATTCCCTCCATCGGTTCGGGAGAATTGAGCAGCTCTCGGACTTCGCGCAGACAGCCGATCGTCTCGTTGAACCCGGCGACCCGGACAGATTTTTGCATCCGCGCTATACCTCCGCCATCAGCCGGCGCAAATACGCGATGGCTGTCTCATATGTCATCAGGTGAACCTCTTTGGGGAGAGTCCCGCGTCCCGCCTTATGCCAGGCATCGATTATTTCTCGGAGACTCGTTTCCTTCGGCCCTAATTCGATCACCTTCCTGATGTTCGGATCTTCTCCACGGAGCTGTTCTTGTCCGAATAAGGGCTCGGGGATTTCGATGCCCGCCGGAACCATGAGACAGTGGCAATCGTCCTCACAGTACCTGCCGGCGGAGCCCGGGAGGCCATATTCCGAGTCCTTCCATTCGTCGATGGTCATAGGCTCCTGTTCGCTTGCCTCAATGCATTTCGGACAGGGATTGGAACTGAGAATCGCGTTCCTGTAGCGCATCTCGCCGGCGGTCATTTGCGCTTCAGCTCCTCGATGTACGCTTGGGTGTGAACCCGGTTGACCAGGCCGGCCACTTCCCGCTTGATGGCCTTCCGAAGCGCCTCCCGCTCCAAGGCCCAACGGCTGGTGGGATTCGTCCGCATTTCCCGAAGCGCCGCTTTCGAGAGCCCGGCGATTTGGTTCTCAACGATGAAAACCTTCATCCGATCGACCCATTGATCGAGGACAAGGCCCGCCTTCGCACGAAATAGGCCCAGGGCGGCGTTCGCTTTCATTGCCCGACCCCCTTCACCAGCTTGGCCAGCCGAACGCCCAGGGCGGCCGATTCCTTGAGTTCTGGGGCGATGTCGTCCAGGATCGCGGCCACGAGCTCGCGGACGTAGATGTCTCCGTCTTTTCCTAGGAGCCGCTCCTCGTCGAGAAGCAGCACCCGGAGCCCCGCCTTCTCCGCGGCGGAGATCTCGAGCTCCTGCGTCCGCCGTACGTTCCCACGAATGGTCATTCCTCGTCCTCGCTATCCTCGTTGTCTTCGTTGCGGCCGAATCCTCTGCGCCCCCTCGCCCTCTTTTTGCCGTCCTCGTCCTGGTTGGCCATGATGAAATTCAAGGCCTCGTCCAGCGTCGGGTGCTGCTGGCGGAGTTTGGCCAGTTTTTCGAGGTTCTTGATAATCGTCTGCTCCGCCTCCGTATCGTCCTCCACGTCAGGGTTGAAATGCCGATAGAAGGCGCCCAACGAGATGATCCCCGCCCTGAGCTCTTCTCTCTTCTGCCTCAGGTCGGCGGCCGGTTCCTCGGGGTATTCGATCTCTCCGAACGTGATGCCGAATTCCGCATCTTCCGGCAGCTTGTCAGGGAGGTGGGCGTTGTTTACGATTCTGGTGATGTCGAACAGATCCTTCTCAGCATCCAGGTAGGTCGGGAGCTGCTCCTCCCGGGCCTCGAGCAGCGCCCTGTTTTTAATTTTCAGTGCCCGCCCCGACAGCTCAGATACCGATACCGTCCACTGGTCAGCCGAGATCCCGTAGTTGTTGATGATCGAATTGATCTGGAAGACCAGTGCGTCTTGGAGCTGCTTAAGGTTCGCCTGGATGTCCAGGACTCCAACCTCGGCATGGTCGCCTCGCACGACGAGAGCGGTAGAGATATCCATCACCTGGTCGGAAGGCACGTCGCCCTCCGTTCTGATGTAGATCTGTTTGAAGCTGGCGGCCTTGAAGTAATAGTCGAACATCGACATTTTCACGCCGATCAGGATGGTGGAATTGTAAAGGTCGTTTCCGGTGTCCTGATCCCAGAACGACCCGTCCGGGTCATTCCGATGGATGACGACGAACGGCATCACCGGCTGGCCCTCGGCATCCCGGTAGGGGTAATTCTCCGGCGTATAGATGGGCTGTCGTTCGACAAAATTCTTATCGAGGATGCTGTGAGTGCCCTGGTCGTCCCAGTAATAATATCGGGGCTCTGTCTCCCCGGGAGTGTTGGCCAGATCAACCCTATACACGATCGCCCGGGCACGGGTCGGATCATCCTCGTCCTGGACAACGGTCACGAGGTTCGGCGTCAGTACGTCATAGACGATCTTTCCCCCGCGAACCGTCACAAAAATCATGGTCTCGTTCTCAAGATTGGTGTATCGGTTCGCCTTTTTCATTTTCTGGCCGATCTTCGTTTCGGCCAGGATCTGCGTATACCGATCGGACTCAATCTCTTCGCCGGCGGCCGAAAAGAGCCCCCTCTGCGCGGGCGCCTTGTAGACCATCGAGATCTCATTTACCACCCGCTTGAGAATGTTCTGGCTATGATTCACGTGATAGCGGAGCCGACGGTAGTTGTCGGGGTGGTATTCTTTTTTCATCGCCGCGAGGATGAGGTCCTCGTAGTCGTCCTTGTACAGATTTAGCTTGTTCAGGGCTGCCGCTTGGCGTTCCTGGTCGGCGTTCCATTTCGCTTCGAGGAGCGACCGCTTCACCATCGCGGCGCCGGTGGATCTGAATAGCATCAGGCAACCCCCACGACGTCTTTCTTCACGGGAAAGCAAACAAGGAAAAAATACCTGAGGGCGTCGATCCAATGATCCGAGACGCCGTCCTTGAGCGGTATCTCCGAGGCGATGTCACCCTTGGGATCCGGGTAGCGGTACATCTCGAGAGCAGAGATCAACCGGCTGCATTTCGGGGAGATGTGAAGCTTTCCATTCCGGAGCCATTTCCGGATCTGGTTGACCCCGTCCTGAATGACGCCGGGGTAGTTTTTTCGGTAACGAACGGCCGTGTAGCCGTACCTGACCCGGAGCTCTTGGACGCTGGATGTCCCCACGGCCTCGTTCCGGGAGTCGCCGGCGGGGTCGCAGGCAATAATGGGCTTGGCCTCTGGGACCATCTTGTCGGCCCGCTCCGCGACCTTCAGGATCGGAGTCTCCCGGGCCTCGAGCTCGTCGAAAACCCAAACGTTCTCTTTGTCGTCGACGTTGATAAACAGCGTCACCAAGGGAGCGGACCAACCAAAATCCATCCCCCGCCAGTACGTCATCGAGGACGAATAGGGGAACGGTTTTTCCGTGACGTGTACGGGATTCTTCCGATCAAAATCCGCGAACACCCGGCCCCCGAAAGTTTCGAAGGACGCCTCGAATTCCTGCCGATAGACCCGGGGATCCATATCCCGGCGGGCTCGCTCGAGCTCCTCGGCCGGAATCGTGCCGGCCTCCGCCGTGATGACATGGTAGGATTTCCACTCCTCCGGATCCTCGATCTCGTTCTGGTATAGGGAATGGAAATAGTTGTAGCCCTTGGGGGTTCCGATCAACATCGCCCGGGCGTGATGGTCGGCCAGCGCCGGCCGGAGGACCTCCTCCCAGGTGGCCCGGGCATCGTTCATACTCTCGATCTCGTCGCCGACCAGCCCCCCGAGGCCGCGGCCGCGTAGGGAGTCCTGGTTCTCGGCGCCCTTTAGGTGGATCGAGGATCCGGTGATGAAATCGATCCGAAGATCGCTCTCGTAGATCCTACGGATGAACTTCTCGATGATGAATTCGGCCAGGAAGTGCTTTAACGTCGGCCAGGCGATATCCTTGGCCATTCCGTAGGTCGGCGCAACATACCATTGCGGGAGCCCGGGAATGGTGATTGCGCCTTCGATCAGTCGGTCGCAGGCTAGGAATGTTTTTCCGGAGCGCCGGCCGGCGGCGATGACGATAAACCGGTGAAGATCCGCCTTGACCTTGAGCTGCCAGGGTAGAAGCCGGTAAGGGAGCCGAAGCTTCTTGATGATGTAGTCGGCCTCGGCGGACGGAGGCGGACACATGGCTCCCCCGTGGAAGCTCACCCGTGCCGCCGCCGCCATTTGAATCATGTTTTAGGCGATCGTCGCCCCGTTGTTCCCGATGATGTGCCAAGCCCCGTTCGTGAAGATGAGCTGGACCGAGTCTCCGACGTCATTGAAGGTCACGGTGGAGTAACCCGCCTTGTGAGCAGGCGTCAGCGTTCCATCCCCGCCGTCGGTTTTCATGACGATGATTTTGATTTGCCCCTCCACTCCATCGGCCAGGGTCAAGGCGTCGGCTCCGGTCGTGACGATCCAGGTGATCGAGGTCGTAACATTAACCTCGCCGGCCCCTGAAAGCGTCTGGGGAGTACCAGAAAAATAAAGGGCTGAGGCAATCGAAACCGGATCAGCGAAGGTAAACCCGGCCGTCCCGTCGGAAGTGCTGTCGAATGTTACTCCCGCGGCGTCGGCTTGGGTGATCGTGTAATAGGCCGCCGCATCATAGGCGTGCTTGACCACTCCACCCGAAAGGACCAGGTTCCCGCTCGAATTCGTTGAAAGCGAGAACGAGACGCCATGCGTGTAGGTGAGGGTCAGGCCATTCGATGTCCCCGTCGATTCGATGGCGTTGTCCGTCACGAACACGCCGGAATTGGCCCAATACCGATTCGCGTTGAACGAGAGATGCTTCCCGGGGACCTGGGCGAAACTCAGGCCGCAGAAGAGCATCAACCCGATAATGGCGATGATGCAGAATATTTTCCTTTTCATGGTGACCTCCTTGGTCATTTGCTTTTTTCGCCGGCCGGATGGGCCGGGTCTTCGTAGACGATCTGGTAATAGATCGGCTTGTCGCTGGATTCGCCCGCATGCTTATCTGTCTGTTCCAGCTCATTCTTTCCAAGCCAGATCATCATGGGGATATCTCCGGCAAGCGCCGATATCGTCTGTACATTTCTTAACGCGGCCTTCCGCTCTGCTCTCTTTTTGTTCAAAATCCGCGAATAATTTTTTTTCAGGGTGGCGTCATCGCAACCGAGGACATGGGCGATTTCACTGTTTTTGCAGCCGTCGAAGGCCATTTGCCCGATTCGTTCTTCGTCGAGTGAACGATGAGGGCGACCGGCCCCGGGCTTATTCTTACGAGTCGCTTTCTTCATCGCCATATTCCCAGGTTGACGGGCTCTTGCGGATCGTGGAGCCGATTCAGAAGGTCCATCGTTTCGGGTGAGGGGTTGTCGATTTCGAAGGTGAGAGAGACGCCCTTGTCGCCGGAGCGCAAAGCCTTGCTGTTGATCCGGCGAAAAACGGCCGTGAGGTTGACCGCAAGTTTGCGCTTGATCACCGGATCACCTTGAGGATTATGGCCGTGATCAC